CTATTGTTTTCTAATTCATAATTTTTAATAGTTTCAGTTAATAAATTATTTTCTGATTCTTCATTTATAATATTTTCGGTTAATATACTATTTTCTATTTTTTGACTCTCAATATTTCTTATTAATAAATCATTTTCTAATTTTTTATTTTCAATATTTTTAACTAATAAATTATTTTCCAATTTTTGACTTTTAATATTTTTAACTAATAAATCATTTTCCAATTTTTGATTTTTAATATTTTTAATTAATATATTATTTTCTAAATCTTTATTTTTGATTAATATATTATTTTCTAAATCTTTATTTACTAACATCGCGATTACTATATATTAGAAAATTTATATTAATAATATTGATCTTTGATTAGTTTTAACTTATATTGAGATCAAAGTTGTTGATCATTTTATTACTATGTTTTGACAATGTAATAAATTAATTTATAAATTAATTTATAAATTAATTAATTGATTTACAGTTTAGTTTTTTAAATAATAAATAAAATTTAAAGACTATAATATTTATAGTTTAATTTTTTCTTCTAATATTTTTGTTTGATTATCCAATTCTTGTTTTTTATCTTCTAATTTTCTAATTTGTTCTTCTAATATACTTTTTTTCTCTTTGATTTTTGTACGTTCTGATTTATCAGTAACCGTAAGTAATGTATCTGTTACTTCTTTAATACTTGATATTCTATTTTCAAGATTTTCTTCTAGACTTTTTGTAACTAGTTGATTTTTTCGGAATTCATGATAAAGTTTTGCCTTCTCTTGATTTTCCATATATTTTTTCATCATATCATTAAGTTGTTCATTAGCATGTTCTGTTTGTTTAACGTATTTATCATTGTCATCAATCATAAATGCACACCATTTACCACTTTCCATAACATATACATTATGATATGGATCAACACTTCTTAACTTTTCTGCATGTTTACAAGCTTCTTCGTATGAACCAAATGCACCTCTAAATTTTAAAGAAAAAATATTATCATCTGTTGAGTATGTTTCTTTTTCATCATCTGTTTTATATTCATTATTATTATCAATACTTTGTTTAATATAATTTTTACTAAAAAATGATACACATATAAAATCTTGATTAGGTGGATTAATAGTATCTTCTGTTAAATAATCGACTTTTGACATATATATTACTACATTAATAATCTTTAAATACAAATAAATTAAATTAAATAATTAATTAATTAAAATATTATATTAATTTGTTGTATTACGTGATACAGATACTGACTCGTATCCTTGCCATACACTTGGTTTTGTAAACATTGTATCAAATATTTGAGTTGGTCTCATTGTATAAGCTTCGTCAATTGTAATTTCTGGATCTTCTTGAATTTGTCGTGGACATGATATTGGTTGGTTATATGCTTTAGATAAATAATAAGTTAATATAATTAAACCCGATAATAACATTACAACTGAAATATTATATAAAAAATGATTCATATTATATAATATTAGATAATAATTTTACTTATCTATTTGAATGAACAAATAAATTCCCAATTTAAATTAGAACATATTTTTTTCCATATATCATCGTTTTCCATTAATTTATTTGGATCTTTATGTAATGTAAAACAATCCAATAAATGATCTAACTCAAGTAATTCACAAAATTTATATAAAACATAAGAATAAGATAAAAAATTTTTACGATTAGGTTGTTTGTAGATTTCCCAAGGTCCTTCAATTTTAGTAAACATTTTTATAAAAATTTTTTCCATATCTCTTGTAATTTTTGGTGGAGGTAAATTGCTTAATTTATTTATTATGTAATGAATATGTTCATAATATGAATTATATCCTAATTTTTTTAATATTAATTTCATTTTTTTTTTGTTTAATTCTGTGAAATCGTTGATTCTATTTTTATTTAGTTCAATTATTATATCGGTATAAACTTCTTCTTTTATTTCTGGTGATTGTTTTGCTTGAAATTGATTAAGCCATTCTCTAAAATGATTTATTCTTCTATATGGAGAATAATCTTTTATTTGTCTATCTTCATCCAATATTATCTCTTCAACATCACCACAACATTGACAAACATATGCTGAAACATTATAATCTAATATTTTTTCTAAATGACATTCATTACAATATTTAATTCGCTTTGATCCATCATCAGAATTTATTCTTACACCTTCTATTCGTTTCCAATAATTTTCAAATAGTTCAGCTTTATTAATATCTTGTGATGATTTTTCTATTTTTTTTTTCCCCAAAAAATCCATTATATTTTTTGATTCTTTGATATCATTTTTTTTATCATTACGTAATTCATAATATTGTATTATTAAATCTCCTGTTCTATCGTAATAATCCATTTCATTAAAATTTTCTTTTATATTCTTTTTATTATTCTCTAACAAATCTTTATTATTTAATAAATTTGCTCTTACAATTAAATCTTCTATTGTAAATTTTTCTCTAGATTTATCCATTTGATTAATTTTATCAAATATTGTTTCTATTTCACTATCAATATACAAACAACTTGTTTTATCATCCTGAAATTGTTTAATAATTTCTTTATGTTTTTTGTCTAAAGTATTTGATTCTTTAATTATTTGAAGGAGATTTTCATTTTTCTTCAAATCATTTTTGATTTTGAAAGACATATATTATATATTAATAAAATAACTTTAGCTCTTTACTTGGTATTCAGATCATAAATATATTTATATAATATTAGTTAAAATAGAATTATTTGTTTATAAATATTTAAAAATTAATTTAACTTTTAAAAGTTGGCTAACAATGGTATTGTTTGAATATCAATAAATATTGTATCATTTAAGGGATAAAATATTGCACACCAAGATCTTTCAATATAATGTCCTACTTCTGGATTTGACGAGTTTTGAAGTTCCTCTAGAAATCGTTTATAATACTCTTTTGAATTTTGTCTAATGTTCTTTTTAGAAAGAGCTATAATTCCCCAAAAAGAAGCAAAGTCAATTTCTCTATCACCAAAATGATAATCATACCATTTTCCAAATGGTCTTATTGCACTTTTACCAACATTATCATTATCATTTTGTAGATTATTATTATTCTTAAATTCGTTGTTTAGTTCATAAACACCTCTATATTTATCCAAAGTAAAATTATAATAATCATCTTTTATATTATTAAATTTAGAACCAATAAATATTGTTTTATTATGTTTTTCAATTTCTTTTATTAATATTTTTGATTTTAATAACTTGTAAGAAACATCATTTGATCCTGGCAAAAAGACAGTAAAATCTGCTAAATTATCATAATTATTTACAATATGATATAAATATGTATGATCACATCTTCCAACATTAGTTAAATTTATTATTTCATGAGCTGAATTTATTTTAATATCATTATTTGATCCTTTATTATAACATTTAATATAATATTTATTAAATGATGCATCATTTAACCATTTTAAATTTTCATTATACCTAGCAACAACAATTTCAATATCTATTTTTTTATTTGTTTCAGCAAAATATTCATTTACATTACAATATGTGTTTAATAAATAAAGTATAACCAATATCATCAACATGACATATAACATTTTGTTCATATAATATAATTTATATTTTTTTTTTGGGTAAATTTATTATTTATTTTAAATTGGTAAATTAATTTATTATTTGAATAAGGTTAAACATAAAAAAATAACTTAAATAAAGCATAACATAAATAAATTTTTTTGCAACATCATTTTTATTATATCATAATTGATTATAATACTAAAATAAAGCTAATAAATTACTATCTATATTATTATCAGCTTCTATGTGTAAAAAAGAAACAATTAATAATATATTATCGTTATATAATTTAGTTTTCTTAGATAAGAAATAAAAATATAACATATAATCTATCTTTTTTATAACATTATCAAATACTTTTAAAATTAATGTTAAATTCTTATAAATATGATATTCTGTTTGTTTGGTTGTCAACCCATTAGCTTGAATCCATACATTAGTCATTTGAATATTACACATTTCATCTAAATAACATGTTAGATATTCTAATAATATGCCTGTTATTTTATTTCTACAGACACTACTTATCATTTCTATTTTATTAACCAATTCATAGAAACTAGAATTTTTGATATATAAAAAATTATATTCATAACGATAAAAGTTATATTCATACTTAAATAAATAATTAAATCTATTTAATGTAACAAAATTTATAATATCATCATCACACATGGAATTACAATAATTTTTATCGCCATTCAATGTGAAAGTAAAACCTATATATTTACATTCGTCTTTTTCTCTCAAAGTATTGTTTCTATAAATACTATATTCGTCAATATAACTTTTATAACTATCTTTATAACTTTCATAATCATCTTTATATAAATAATAACCAGAACCACTATGTTTAAAACCATTGTTTATATTTGTATTAATTTTACTTGACAAAATATTTATATTTTTATTGCTATTATTATAATAATAATCATCATTATCATCACTATAAAAATCAGTAATTTTTAAACCTGTATATTCATAACTTTCTTCATACTGACGATCAACACACTCGTAACTATAAAGATCGTTATAGTTAAACATATTGGTGACTAAATTATTTGCTTTTTTACATACCATAATATGTTGTTCAAATAATTTTTATTTCAATTATTTTTACAATGATTAAAATTTATATTGTATTATTAAAATAGGATAATTAATTATTACATAATTTAGTTTTTACTGATGTGTAATATATATTATTCAAAAAATTGTTATATTTGTTGTTATCATTAGAGTTTAATATATTATTCATATTTTACTTTTAGTGTATATGATTTTTTTTATATATCAAATATTAAAATAAATATTTAGAAAAATCAATTTTTAAACTCATATTATATTATTTTATTAAAAAAATATTTAGAAAAATTTATTTTTTAAGTTATAATTTAATAAATATATAAAATTATAAAATAAATATTTAGAAAATTTTATTTTAATATTTATAATTTATAATTTATAATTTATTTTTTTATAAAAAAAAATATCTAATATAGTATATATATATAAATGGGAGGCGGTTTAATGCAACTTGTCGCTTATGGAGCTCAGGATATTTACCTTACTGGTTCACCACAGATTACTTTTTTTAAAGTAGTCTATAGAAGACATACTAACTTTTCGGTAGAACCAATTCCACAGACCTTTAATGGTGCTGCTGATTTTGGTCGTACTGTTACATGCACCATTAATAGAAATGGTGATTTAATTACTAACATGTATGTTAATATTAATCTTGCATCTGTTACTGGAGTTCAAACTGATTTTGGATATGTTAGAAGACTTGGTCTTGCTATTGTCCAACATTACAAAATTGAAATTGGTGGTTCCAAACTTGATGAACAATATGGTGATTGGCTAAATATCTGGTATGAACTTTCACACAAGACTGGTCAAGAACGTGGTTATGCCAACATGATTGGTGACATTCCAGCACTTACAAATATTGATACTAATGATAAACCTCAATATCAGCTTTATGTTCCTCTACAGTTTTGGTTCAATCGTAATAATGGTTTAGCTCTTCCTTTAATTGCTCTTCAATATCACGATGTTAGAATTACTATTGATTTTAGAGCTGCTTCTGGATGTTATAACATGTTGAGCAATGGTATTACTCCAATGATTTCTATGAATGATGCTCAACTTATTATTGATTACGTTTACCTAGATTCTGAAGAAAGAAAACGTTTTGCCCAAGCTTCTCACGAATATCTTTTTGAACAGCTACAGTTTACTGGTTCTGAATCTCTTGCATCCTTAAACAACAAGTATCGTCTTAACTTCAATCACCCAAGTAAATACCTAATCTGGGCTACTCACCTTGAAAAATATACTAACCAATCTCAATATATTGCTTATACCGCTGGTAGTGATTGGAAGGCATCTCTTGATAGATATGCTAAAATTATGTGGGTCGCCACTCGTGAAGGCCTAATTGTTGATGCTACTGGTGGCTTCTTTTACACTGTTAAAAGTGATCTAGGTAATGATATTCAACCAATGGCTGCTACTTGGGCAACCGGTGTTGATTCTATGGTTGTTGCCCAAGCTATTTTCCCATCAAATATTGATATTTCTGGTTCAGAAGCATCACCAAATACATCATTCGCTGCCACTATTGATAATGTTGTTCTAATGAGTAATAATTTTACTATTGCTGATCTATCTTTGGATATTACTACGATTTTCAACAATCTTCCTGGTGCTCCCTCAAATGCTGCTGCTGCATTCATTGCCAGCAATTCATATGTTATCACTGATTATTTCAACTATGGTAACAATATTGATGGTACTGATAACCCATGTGTTACTGGCAAACTACAGCTCAATGGTTCTGATCGTTTCCAGGAACGAGATGGAGCATACTTTAACTATGTCCAACCATGGCAACACTTTTCTAACACCCCCGCTGACGGAATCAACGTTTATAGTTTTGCACTAAAACCTGAAGATCATCAACCATCAGGCACGTGTAACTTTTCTAGAATTGATAATGCTACCCTTCAGGTTTCTCTTGGATACCAAAATCAACAGGGATCTCAATCCTACTTTAACAATACCCTTGGTGGTACCGGAAGTAGTAGTTTATTGAACATTTACACTGTTAACTACAATGTACTCAGGGTTATGTCTGGCATGGCTGGTGCTGCTTATTCCAATTAAAAAATATATACTTTTTTGTGTTGTAAATCCATCATAAATATTATAATAATAAATATTTTCACAATATTTATTATTTTACATGATAGTTTAATAGTAATGTCATATTAAAAAATTGATTAAAAAATATCTAAAGAGTTAGTGTTATACTTATATATGCAAGAAGCTATAATATATAATGAAGTAGATAATTATTACTTAATAAATAATTTAATTAAAATTGACGCTACATCAATTCCGAATATATATAAAAAAAGAAATTTAAATAATTTACATCTTAAATTAGATGGATTATGGTATTATAAAGAAGAATTATTAGTTAAAGTATTATTTAATATTGAACAGTATAGAACAATTACTTTTAAAAATGATGATAGTAATGACTATAGATTTATTAATCTTGAAATAATATATAATAATAAATATATATTTCATAAACCTGAGAATGTTATTATATTAAAAGAATATACTCCTAAATTAATTACTAGTGGTGCTTATTCAGGACAGTATAGAAATATGTATTGGAAAGTTAAAGATTCTAATAATATAGAATATTATATAATGCATATTAACGAAACTACATATACAAAATTATCAATATGTAGTGAATATAAAATTTTGCAATTTGATAATACAGATACAAGACCATGCTGGTATTTAAATTTAAATGGCTATATTACATCAACTATTAAAATAAATAATGTTCAAAAATGTGTTTATTTTCATCAATATATTATGAATGTTCACCTTGAGAATAATACTGATATGAAAAAAACGGTTGATCATATTAATCGTGATAAAATGGATAATAGAATTGAGAACTTGAGATTTGCTAACATGAGTGAACAAAATTCAAATAGAGATAAACAAAAAAGACAAAAACAAGCTTGTGAACTACCGGAATCTATTAGAGATTTTATATTTCCAAAATATGTAACATATAATAGACGTTGTTATAATAAAATAAATGATTCATGGCGCGAGTTTTTTTGTATCGAACTTCATCAAAAAAATGATACTGTATGGGCATCATCTAAATCTGAAAAAGTATCATTAAAAGATAAATTTGAACAAACATTATTAAAGCTAAAAAACATAAATGGTGAAATTACAGATAAACAGTATAAAGAAAAAACAAATATCAAATATAGTTTTCCTACTGGTATTAGATTAATTTTGAGTGAGAAATATAATAATTATATTTTTATACTTGATAAGAGAATTAAAGATGCATCAAACTTAAATTTAAAAATGGTACTAACTCATAATGATTTACAATTGATGATTGATAAATTTATAAGTACAATTAATAATAAATATCCTAATAATAAATTTGACGAATTTAAATTTGATAATCCAATATTACTAGATTTTAGCACTGTATCCAATTCAATTATTGATGAAACATATGAAGATTCTGAAGATTCTGAAGAAAATATTACTGAATCATTTGAAAATATTGAAATTCAGCCAAAAAATAATTGTAAAGTTGATAACATTGATAAATTTAAAAAAATTCCAGACTTACCTAGTAATTTTTCACTTTATATTGAAAAAGATTGTTGGTATCTATCTTTTAATATCGTTAAACAAAAAATACGGTATTCAAAAAAATATGTATTACAATGTTTATGCATCCAAACTGAATTAAATAGACTTATTAATGATATTAATAACGATGTTAAATCGTCTATTACTATTCCTAATTATACAGTTCAAAATCCATATGGCTTTATTAATAAAACACCATTACGTTATCAATCAGATAAGCCAATATTAAAATCACCATTCCGTATTGGTCAATATAATAAAAAAACAGATATTATAATTTTTTCTATAAAAATAGAAGGTATTAAACGTACTAAAGAATATAATTTTAATATTGATTCTTACAATTTACAAGATGTACTTGATAGATTTATAATTAAATTAAATAATGAACATAATTTGAATCTTGAAAGACAAATAGTTGATATTACTGAATGGAAGACAACCAATAAAATCAAATAAAACTATTATTTTATTATTAAATTATATATAGTATAGTTAATGTAACATTTTACACGTTTTTTTATCTTAAATATATGTAAAATATTGCAATACATTTAAAGATTAAGTATATATATATATATATATATGGAATTAAATTTAGACATAGTTAAACTTATAGAAAAAAATCCTATTACTCGTCTTAATAAAGATTATCAGAGTAATTTAATCAAAAAAATTAAAGAAATATTTACTGAAAATCAACAACAACTATTTTTAGCTAGTTTCTATTGTTATTTAAATTATAGCTCAAAAAATGATTTTGTAATTGATCTTGAAGGTGTTTGGAAATGGGCAGGATTTTCAAGAAAAGATCATGCTAAAATATTATTTGTTAAACATTTTGTGTTGGATATAGATTATAAAATCTTGCTCCCGCAACCTCGGGAGCAAGATTTACATGGCGGAAATAATAAGGAACAAATATTAATGACTATAAATACGTTTAAAAAGTTTTGTTTAAAAGCAGGAACAAAAAAAGCTGATGAAATTCACGATTATTATATTAAATTGGAGGAAATGATACAAGATATTGTGCAAGAAGAAAGTGATGAATTAAAAGATCAATTATTAATTAAAGATAATTTATTAGAACAAAATAAAAAAGAATATAATGAAAAATTAATTTCAAATAAAACAATTGAACGCCAAAATATATTATTACGTGAATTTGGTACTATTGGATCACTTATATATATAATTAAAATTAAATCATTTGACAATGGTGAATATATTATTAAAATTGGTGAATCAAGAATTGGTGTTCAGTCAAGATACAATGAACATAAAGCAAAATATAACGAAGATATTCTTTTAATTGATTGTTTTATAGTTAATAGAAGTAAAGATTTTGAAAGTTTTTTACATAGTCAAATAAGTGAGAATCGTATAACTGATTTACTAGGTCATGAGAATGAACGTGAATTATTTTTAATTGGTAAAAAGATATCGTATTCATCTATAATTAAAATTATTAATAAAAATATAAAAAATTTTAATGATTATAATTCAAACGACTTAGAAATAAAAAAATTAGAAAATGAAAATCTGAAATTACAAATTGAACTTAATAAAGCTGATAATATTGATAATAATTTCAATAAAATACTATTAGTAGAAATTGAAAATCTAAAAAAATCTAATAAAGAAATATTAGATAAATTAAATTTAATGCAGACAAAAACTACAAATAATTTTAATGAGCCACTAGTAACTATTGGCGATAGAGTTCAATGTATTCATCCAGAAACAATGTTATTAGTTAAAATATATGAAACGGTTAGTGAACTAATGAAAGATAATACTTCTATACGTCGTCCATCATTAAATAAAGCAATATTGGAAAATACAATTTATAGGTCTTATAGATGGCAGTTTGTTAGACGAGATCTAGATGCAACTATTATTGATATTGAAGAAACAAAATTTACAAAAGTACAAAATATTGGTTATATTGCAAAACTTAATAAAGAAAAGAATGAAATTATTAATGTTTATCTAGATAAAAAAGTAGCTGCTAAAAATCATGGTTATGGACACTCAGCTCTAGATTTACCAGTTAAGAATTTTACATTATCTAATGGACATTATTATATTTTATATGAAAATTGTGAGGATATATTAAAATTAAAATTTATTAAAAAAAATAATGGTGAACCTATTTTATATAAAGACGGCATTGGTCAATATGATTCTAATAATATATTAATTAAAGAATTTGTTTGTAAAAGTTATTGTTGTAAAAGTCTTAGTATCAGCGATCGCACATTAAATAAAGCTTTAGAAAATTGTATTTTATATAATAATAATTATTTTAAATATATGGATACAAAATTAATGTGTTTTTCATAAAATACAATAAACTAAATCTATATTATGCAGTAGCTAATAACATCAATAACTACAAAATACCATGTTCAATAGCATATTAGTAGTGTTGAGAATTACTAACTGTGTTAATAGTAAATTAGATATTTGGTGTGCAAACACCGCAGTATGGTCTACTATTTTAACTAGTAACAATATAAGTTGTGCAAATATCAATATAAATATTAAAAATGCAAAACCAGTAAGAGCAATTTTATCTCCATAACTGAAGCTATTGATAATTTTTTAGCGCGAAGTAGAAAACTCTTAGTTTTGTTAAAATACACTTGATTTTAAAGAATTGGCTATATACACAATGTAAATTTAGTTGATTTACGAGCGTATAATAAAAGTTGATATTTATTACTATTAATCTCTGATTATATATTGTATGTCCTTTTTAGAAAATAATAGAACTAATGAGATTAGAACTTTTTTAGATGAATATTTTAAAGTAAATAATAAAAAATATAAACATAACTTTTTTCTACGTTTAATATCTGACTATGGCGACTGTAATTTGAATAATATAGTTGTATCAAATTATTCAAATATAAAAAGAAATGTATGGAATAAATACATTGGAGAAGATATTGGAAAGTCATTATGTTTATGCTGTAAATTAACAGAAATTAACAGAAATTACACAATTAAGCTTTTCATGTGGTCATATAATTTCAGAGTTTAATAGTGGTGAGATGAAGTTAAATAATTTAAAGCCTATATGTATATCATGTAATTCATCAATGGGTACAAAAAATATGGATATATTTATTGAAGATTATGGATTATAAATTAAATTACTTTATACAACTTTATTTTATGAAATTTTTATAAATATATATATGCTTATAAAAATTGTATAAATAATTCATTACAACCGTTGTAGATTATAATATGAACAAATACCTAAATTCCCTTCGTTCTGATATAAACAAAATTGATATTAGTTTTAAAAATTTAATAGAGCTACCAGATTTAAAAAGATTTAGTAAATTACAAGAATTAAATTGTAATAATAATCAATTAATAGAATTAAAAGACTTGCCAAGTACATTAATAAGTTTACATTGTAACGATAATCAATTAATAAAATTAGAAAATTTACCTGCTACATTACAAGAACTATCGTGTAATAATAATCTATTAATAAAATTAAAAAATTTACCTGATACATTACAAGAATTATCGTGTGATAATAATCAATTAAAAAAATTAGAAAGTTTACCTAATACGTTACAGGAATTATCGTGTAGCAATAATCAATTAATAAAATTAGAAAATCTACCTGCTACATTACAAGAATTATCGTGTGATTATAATCAATTAGCAGAGTTGGAGAATTTACCTGCTACATTAAAAACATTATCGTGTTGTTATAATCAATTAATAAAATTAGAAAATTTACCTGATACATTACGAGGATTATTGTGTGGTTGTAATCCATTAATAAAATTGGAAAATTTACCTAATACGTTACTAATATTATCGTGTTATAATAATCAATTAAAAAGATTAGAAAATTTACCTGCTACGTTACAAGATTTATTGTGTGATAATAATCAATTAACAAAATTGGAAAATTTACCTGATTCATTACAAGATTTATCGTGTAATAATAATCTATTAATAAAATTAAAAAATTTACCTGATACATTACAAGGATTATTGTGTGATAATAATCAATTAACAGAGTTGAAAAATTTACCTGATACATTACAAGAATTATCGTGTGATAATAATCAATTAAAAAAATTAGAAAGTTTACCTGATACATTACAAGAATTATCGTGTAATAATAATCAATTAATAAAATTAAAAAATTTACCTAATACATTACAAGAATTATCGTGTGATAATAATCAATTAATAAAATTAGAAAATTTACCTGATACATTACAAAAATTATTGTGTAGTAATAATCAATTGATAAAATTAGAAAATTTACCTGATACATTACAAAAATTATTGTGTAGTAATAATCAATTGATAAAATTAGAAAATTTACCTGATACATTACAAGAACTATTGTGTGATAATAATCAATTAAAAAAATTAGAAAATTTACCTGATACATTACAAACATTACATTGCGATGGTAATCAATTAACGGAGTTGACAAATTTACCTAATACATTACAAATATTATATTGTGATGGTAATCAATTAACGGAGTTGACAAATTTACCTGGTACATTACAAGAATTAGGATGTAATAATAATCAATTAAAAGAATTAAAAAGCTTATCTAATACATTACAACTATTATATTGCAATCATAATCAATTAAAAGAATTAAAAAGTTTATCTAATACATTACAAGAATTATATTGTGATAATAATCAATTAACAGAGTTGAAAAATTTACCTGATACATTACAAGAATTATCGTGTGATAATAATCAATTAAAAGAATTAAAAAGTTTACCTAATACATTACAAAAATTATATTGCGATGGTAATCAATTAACAGAGTTGACAAATTTACCTGATACATTACAACTATTATATTGCAATCATAATCAATTAATAAAATTAGAAAATTTACCTAATACATTACAAGAATTATCGTGTGATAATAATCAATTAACAGATTTGGAAAATTTACCTGATGCATTACAAAAATTATTGTGTAATGATAATCAATTAATAAAATTAGAAAATTTACCTGGTACATTACAAAAATTATTGTGTGATAATAATCAATTAAAAGAATTAGAAAATTTACCTGACACATTACAAGAATTATCGTGTGATGATAATCAATTAACAGAGTTAGAAAATTTACCTGATGCATTACAAAAATTATTGTGTAATGATAATCAATTAATAAAATTAGAAAATTTACCTGGTACATTACAAAAATTATTGTGTAATAATAATCAATTAATAAAATTAGAAAATTTACCTGATACATTACAAGAATTATCGTGTGATGATAATCAATTAACAGAGTTAGAAAATTTACCTGATACATTACAACTATTATATTGTAGTAGTAATCAATTAAAAGAATTGGAAAATTTACCTGATACATTACGAGAATTATCGTGTGATGATAATCAATTAAAAGAATTAGAAAATTTACCAAATACATTAATAAAATTATCGTGTGATGATAATCAATTAACAGAGTTAGAAAATTTACCTGATACATTACAACTATTATATTGTAGTAGTAATCAATTAAAAGAATTGGAAAATTTACCTGATACATTACGAGAATTATC